CGCAACTCACATCGAACCAGGAGTTCAACGACCTCAAGAAGATTTTGGGTCTCCAACAGGGTAAGGACTACAAGGATCTCTCAGAGCTTCGCTATGGACGCTTAATGATCATGACAGATGCTGATAATGATGGGTCTCACATCAAGGGTCTCATCCTAAACATGATTCACTATTTCTGGCCTAGCCTCCTCAAGCTCAATTTTGTGGTGAGTATGGTGACACCGATCATCAAGGCGACGAAGGGTTCTACTGTTAAGTCGTTCTACACGGACTCAGCGTTTAGGACATGGTATGGTGATGGTAAAACTGGATGGAAAGTCAAGTACTATAAGGGTTTGGGTACTTCTACATCAGCAGAGGCGAGGGAGTACTTCAAACAGATTCAAGACTTGACTGTCCGATTTGATATGGATAAGATGACAGATGCCTCGATCATCCTCGCTTTTGACAAGAAGAAGGCGGATGCTCGAAAAGTGTGGCTTCTCGAAAGTACAGCGAAAGATGCAGACGAACTTCAAGTGCCATATGGGAGTGTAAAACAATTGGACATCACAGACTTTGTGCATAAGGACTTGGTGAATTTCAGCCTCGCAGATCTCAAGCGTTCCATCGCACACATGGCTGATGGTCTCAAACCGTCTCAGCGCAAGGTAATGTACGCGTGTTTCAAGAAGAATCTCAAGGATGAGATGAAAGTTGCACAATTGGCGGCATTTGTGGCGGAGAAGAGTGCGTACCATCACGGTGAAGTTTCCTTGGCGGATACGATTGTGAAGTTGGCGAACGATTATGTGGGGTCTAACAATATCAATCTTTTGGAGCCTTGTGGTCAATTTGGTACTAGGCTTATGGGTGGTAAGGATGCGTCTCAAACGAGGTACATCTTCACGAAGCTTACTAAGGATGCGAGGAAACTGTTTGATCCCAAGGATGATGCGATCTTGAACTACCTGGACGATGACGGTCGCTCCATCGAACCAGACTTTTATATGCCCACACTACCAATGGTTCTTGTGAATGGGTCAGAAGGTATTGGTACAGGGTTCAGTTGCTATGTACCCCCTTTCAATCCAGAGGATATCAAGGCGAACATCAAGCGGATTTTGAGTGGTGAGGAAATCGTCGCTATGCGACCTTGGTTCAGAGGGTTCAAGGGTGTGGTACACAAGGAGGAGGATACCTGGATGATGGAAGGTGTATGGAATTGGTCAGGGACCAATATCGTGGTAACTGAATTACCCCCAGGTCGTTGGACCCAAGACTATAAGGAGTACCTAGACACTCTCGTGGAGAAGAAATTGATTGGAGGATTCATCAATAACTCAACCACAGATGATGTTCATTTTGAAATCATAGAGTATGCTGGTAAAGATTTACTCAAAGATCTCAAGTTGAGAAAGACCTTCCGTGTTTCAAATATGCATCTCTTCCACCCCGTCAAGGGTATTCACAAGTATGCGAGTCCCGAGGAGATTCTCATAGACTTTGTGGAACTCCGTCTAGAACACTATAAGAAGAGGAAGGCGCATCTCATCGATGTCCTTCAAAAGAGGACTGAGATGTGTAGTCATAAATCAAAGTTTGTTTCTATGGTCATTGAGGGTAAACTTGTGGTATTCAAGAGGAAGAAGCAAGATTTAGAGGATGAAATGTCCTCAACCTTCCCGAAGATTGATGGGTCATTGGACTACCTTCTCAATATCAGGACTGTTGAGTATACAGATGAGCGCGTCAGGGCGCTTATGGATGAGGCGAAGCAGGCGAACGAGGACTTAGAAAAGATGCTGAAAATGAGTCATATCACGATGTGGAAAACTGATATTAAAAATATGTAAGTAGTAGATAGATATGGGTGAAGCCGCTAAGATTTCCCTAAAGGCTATTGGAAAGCAAGATACATATTTGCTTTCCAAAGACCCAGAAGAATCGTCATTTAATTACGATGATCAAAAAAGACACTCCGAATTTAGAAAATATCATAGAAGTAGACTTGTAAGTAATCCTAATAAATTTTCGGGATGGCCATTTGGTCAGACATTCAAGGTTGAATTTAAACCACAAAATATGGGTGACCTTTTAAGTAATATGTATTTGAGTATGAAAATGCCCGGTCTACGAAACCCCATAGACGGTAATTACGCTGATCAACTTGGGAGACATCTCTTGAAAAGTGTTACTATGTTTGTTGATGATATAGAAATTGAAAAAATATATGACGATTGGGGAATTATATACGACGAGTTATATCTAGAAGTATCTGAAAAGGTTGCAAATCGTTTTCTTGTTAATCGAAATATAGGTTTTGATGATTCACAAGTATATCCAAATTTAGCTGTTTATGATTCAGATATAGTTATACCATTGCATTTCTTCTTTTCAAGAAAGTATGCAAGTGATGAATATTCTTCTAATAAACCGAATCGTCCATATTTCCCAGTGTGTGCGATACACCGTCAGAAAATAGAATTCGAATTTGAATTTCACGAAGGAACGTTTTTTACAGACAGGGATTTGACTACAAATCCAATATCTCTAGATCATTTCAATATAATCACCGAAGAGATTACTGTAAGTCCGGATGATAGAAGATATCTTGTATCTCAACGACAGGTGATCAGCACAGATCTAGTAAAGAAACACCCAGAAATTGTTAGTGAAGTTGGTACTACAATTATAACCAATAATTTAGTTCCAAATATACCAGTTAAATGTATTCACTGGTTTTTAAGGAATACAAAATTTGAAAATTTGACAACTGGAATAGGAAATACTCCAGCTGCGGGTTTTAGATTATATGAGAATAGATTTAACTTTTCGTCGTCTCTGGATTTTCAAGGTGAAAATACATTTTTTGATCCACTCATGCGTGAAGCTACATTCTTCATAAATGGAAATAAACTACCAAATATAACTAATACGGATCATAGTTATTTTAAATATCTCATACCGTTCCAAAAAAGATTAGCTCGACCTATTCGAAATATTTATACATATAGTTTCTCGTTGAATCCGATAAATGTGGAACCATCGGGAAACTTGGATTTTAGTCAACTTGTAGCTGACAAAACATTAATAGAAGTTAAACTTGACACCGATAACATTGACATACAAAATGAGACATTTACCTTACATATGTATTATACAGGATATCAGACATTTGTATTTGATAAAGGTTTCATGTCAGTCGCTTACTAAATAATTCATTTTTATTGTTTAAAATATAATCTATAATCTTATACTTAATACACCATCTGATGAAATTCAATTGTGCAATAGTCGTATGTATTTCATGAGGTGTACCCGGTACAGTATACGAAAATTTTTCAGCTCTACAAAATGGATCAAATAATTGTTTACTGTATCCATTTAAACTTGATTTATACGCACAATGTACCGTGAATATTTTACCGTCGTTTGTAGTATATGATGTATGATTTTTCTTTGCATAATTAGTTATAAACCATTCTAAATTTCTAAGTGAAATATCATTTTTTTTGTGTAAAATATTGATTAATGTAGTTCTATTCTTCTCGTCTAAGTAAAAATTGTTTATTGAAGATAGTAGTATGTCGCGTTTGTTCATTACAATATGATGTTATCTAAATCTATAAGCTCTTTTTTATTTTGACAACCCGGACACCCGATTACAAACATAGTTTCTGGACCGTGATTGTGGTTACTAGTAGTTGCAAATATTCTCTGACATATACGTTCACCTTGAAGTTTATGATGTTTACAATATCCATTTTCAGATGCCTTAAAACCACACCTTTCTCCATTATTCTTGGTACCTTTACAAAATGTATTCGAATAAGATTCGGGAATATCTTTTAAAAGATCTTTTAAATATATCCCATGTTTTTCTGATATAATTTTAGCATACTCATTGATTGCACTATTTACCTTTTCATCAAGTTCTTCATCAATAAATTTTAAAAGTTTTTCATTAAAACTCATACTCTATTTATATCTTGTTCGTACCTTTTAAATAGGTCTTCGAGTGTATTAGATCTAATACGTTTAATTCTTTCCCTGAGTTCGGAAACTTTTCCTGAGTCGTCAACACCTAATCGTTTACACTCCGTTATAAGTTGGTCTTTTTTCATCGTGCTCAGGGCTGGACCAGTATCCTTTTTAGGTGGTTTATTACGATTAATAATCTCACCGAATATATCTTCTTTTGCATTTTCAAATAGGGGTTCAAGTAAATCACACACCGGGTTTAAAAATTTATTTTGAAAATAGTATTGGTAATCTAGAGGGATGTCATTTTCTTCAACATATACAGGGTCTTCGGACTTTTCGAATGCCTTTGCCTTCGAATTATCCGTTTTAACGAGTAAATATGGTACCCGGTCACCTGACTGAGGTTCTGAACCCGGTTTCCGTTCTCTCATTTTGTTAACAACTTGTACATGCGCTTGATTAATATACATACTTTCATGACTTGTAATAGATACAGATTGTCCTTTCACCTTATAACTATCTGACAATGATTGACTTAATATTAATTTATTATTGGGTACATCACCGGATAGTAATTCTATACCTCTCTCTTTTGCTAACTCCTTTGGTGGTCCAGGATCACTAGAAGTGAGTATAACATCTAAAAGTTCCTTGCATACTTCGCGAACAAATGGTGTATTATCCCTACGTACAACCTGAAGTCCTTTGATATCAATGTAGTCCATGTTCATATTTCCATCCTTACCTTGTGTCCATAATTTGGCCGCGTACCTCTTCTTCGAGTACAAGAAGTAGGGCCAATATACTTTTTCTAGTTCTAGATTGTTTGGTTTTTTGAAGAGGGCGCTACACTCAGCCGCAGCCTTCTCACCAATTTCCCAGCTATACTTAACCGCATCCTCACCCGTTCGCCCGCCCACATCAAATTCAACCATCACTGAATCCGTGTCACCATATCTAACTTTTGCACCAGGGAAATTCGCTTCTACGTACACCTTCGTCTCTTCAATCATCTCACGACCACGACAGGTTGTTGTCGATGCAATCGGTACACATGGTAATATACCTTTACCAGCCCCAGTGAAACCGTATACAGAATTCATAGAAATCTTATAAGCTAGTTGCTTTCCATTGTATACTTCTTTCATAAATCCAGACGCCGCGGCCATATCCCGTTTAGCTTGTTTGCGAAATTGTTTCAATTCTAGAAGAATACTTGGAAGAAGACTTGGTACATCTTGGGCAAACTTATAGGTTCTATCACCAATATTAAAACTTTCATATACAATTCCAGGTATATTACCGTATTTCTTTTCATCCATCACGTATGAAGAATAACATAGATTATGTGCCATCATGATAGAAGGATATAGAGCTTCAAAATCTAGTGCTGTGATTGGTGTATAGTATGCCCCCTTCTGTGCTTCTAAAACTGTAGCACCTTCATATGGTTCTTCTGGAAGTGTTCCATACCTAATCGTCGGTACCATAAACCCTAACTCACGCGCCTTTTTAGTCAACTGTGAAAAAACCTTAATTTGTTGACCTCTCTCAACTAAAAATGTAACAGGAACCCATGTTGCTTTTGCCATTTCAACCAGGTTCAATAATATGCATAATTTTTTCATTAAACGATGAGGGAGCAATGTATCCTTAATACAATATTCCGCAACTTCTCTGAGTTTTACGGGATCTTCCTCTTTGTAACGAATAAACATCTCTTTAGGCGACATGTCGATTTTGTTATCATCGAGATACAATTTAGATACGTTATCTAGTTTATAACTATCTAGTTTATACCCTTTCTTAACTTCATGGAACAAATCGAAAATAAATCGTCCAGGCATTGGTAGAAGTTTCAGTACATTATCACCCAATGCACTAGAAGAAAGTTTTTTGATGACGAGATCTGATCGCGTATTCTTTAATTTTCCCAAATTGAAAAAATCGTCACTACATCTATTTATTTGAGCTCTCCTATAAATATATTCCATATCAAATCCAAAAATATTCCACCCCGTAATTATATCGATGTCATTTGTGTGTAAGTATTTCTTAAAATTTTCTAGTAATTCCCTTTCTGTGTCATAACTTCTTATGTTGCACCCCTCAAGATTGGGGTCTGTTTTTTTATAACAGAGACATGTTTTATCGTATGGAACGTCAGAACCAAATTTACATAATGTAATAGCAATTTGAAAACATGCATCTCCAAGTATATTTGGATCAGGGAATTTACCAGTCGAACTATTACACTCAATATCAACTGATGCAACAACAAATGGTGCTATATCATCCCGTGTAACTGGTTTTAGAGTCATCCAATCATTACAGAAAATGTCAATGTCGACGTTTGATGTGTCGTTTTTTATACACCCATTACCACTATTAATCCAACCAGTAGATTGAATACCAGTCCTATGCATAAGGCGTAATACTGGATCTAAATTAGATTCGTATACTTTTACCATATTTACACCAAAGATACCAAATAATTCAGCATGATAAGTGATTGGCTTTCTTAGAAATGAATCTACAATTCTTCTACTTTGTAAATTTTTAAAATTAAGTTTCATATACAGGAAATCTTCATTATTTTGAAATCCCCAGACATCTTTTGATTTAATAATTGAATATGCGAGTAGAGTATCCTCATATTGTTTATCGAGAATATCATAAATTCTCTTTACTTTTGGTGTAGTAATATTACTAGGAAGTTTAATGAAAAAATAAGGTGTAAAGGACGTTGTAAGACACACCGACTTACCTTCTTCTGTCTTACCAAAAATACTAATCAAGTGTTCATTTTCTGTATCATTAGTCTCCCAAGTCAGGGCTTGAAAAATCACCATGTGTAAATAATGATTCAAAATTTTAATATACTTTATTAGTAAAATGTCAGCTGCTTTGATTGATCTTGTATCGGTGGGTGCTCAGGATGTATACATCACTGGACAACCAGAAGTGAGTTTTTTCCGACAAAGTTATAAACGTTATACAAATTTTGCCATGAAACCAGAACGAATGGATTACATTGGTACATTTGGTGCTAATAATGAAGTTACCATTCCCATTAGATCTAAAGGGGATCTTTTGAGTTACATATGGATCGAGGATACAGCTATTTCAACTGTCCAGGACAATAGTACTGGTTTCTTTGGGACAGCTGCTACCAACCCAACTGAATTCCAATTATGGATCGGTGGTCAGAAAGTGTCTACATTAGATTCACTATTTATTCAGGGTGTCCACAATCCCCTTCTACGAGATAATTCTGCTAAAGCGTCATGTGCAGTTTCAACAAATGTAGCCAAAGAAAACCACGGTGGAAACCATTACATGATTCCATTTTTCTTTTGTGAAGATTTCACAAAATGTCTGCCCCTCGTTGCGTTACAATATCACGATGTCGAGATAAGGATCAAGTGCCGCGATGGTTTCACTCCCACTGGAACCCCTAAAATATATGGTAATTACATCTACCTGGACACAGACGAACGTAAATTCTTCACAGACACTGAACATGAACTTCTTATCACTCAAACACAGTATCAACCAGCTTCAGCATCAGACACCGAGTTAGATCTTTCGTATTTCAATCACCCAGTAAAATCACTTCACTTAGTGTCAGGGAAGGCAACTGGGCAGACGTGGAGTACGGAATTTAATTTTACCGATTCTTCTCTTTACATTAACGGTACCCCTCTATTTGAAAAGAGTTCCAGTACCTATCATCACAATGTTGTTCATGAAATGCATTGCACAGATTTACCCGATAACGTTCTTGATGACCTCCCCGTTTTCTCGTGGCCATTCTGCCTCACTATGAGTAAGATGCAACCCACGGGTACCCTAAATTTTTCTCGTATTGATAACGCTAAGTTGACTCTCACCAGTCCCACGGGTGGCAACGATCTTCACCGCATCTACGCAATCAACTATAACATTCTTCGTATCAAAAATGGTATGGGTGGTGTTGCTTTCGGAAATTAATAGCCTAAGTAAATTAGATACATAAATAAATTAAGATATTATGGTAAAATCTTCTTCACAATCCCGTAAAAAGCCCAAGTTCGTGATTGATCTTGGACCTGAAATAGACCGGATTGTTAAGAAGAAAATCGAAAAACGAGACCTTAAAATTGAGAAACAGAAGGTCATCATCAGGAAACTCACAAAGGAAATTTCAGTCGACCCGAAATCACAAAAGCATAAAGCAATTATCCTCGATTTACAAACAAAACTTTCAGCGAGTGAGAAAATTGCAAACAACTTCGAGAAAGAACTCAGGATTTATAAAGTGCGACGTGTAACCATTTCTAACAAAACGGTAAATAATGCATTCAGGAACTTACGAGATGGCAAATCCCTGCATAAAATGCAACCCAATACTATGTTATTGATTCAACAATCTGGGAGATGGGATGAAGCTAGAAAGATTAGCGCACAGATGAAGCTGTGTTAAACCTAAGTGTCTTAGACGCCTTTATTCTTGTCCATATGTAACATGAACGATTCCATCCTTTATTACTGTAAATCTTGTCAACGGACATACGATGGGAACGCCCAGTGTTGCTTTGAGATGGATCACGTAAAAGTTAAAATCCCCGTAAATACTAAATGATTCCAGTTTTACTTGTTGGTCTCGCTGCTCTCACAGCCTATACATACTATGGTCAAAACCTCGTTTCCGCTGAAGAAGCCAAGAGACTCATTAAGGATGGTAAGATCAAGGTGATTATCGATGTCCGAACATCCACGGAATATCGCATGGGACATTACCCTAGAGCGCTTCATATCCCTGTTGATAAGATGAACGAAAAGACCACCACGGAACTCCCTAAGCGGGGATTACTCGTCTATTGCAACACTGGGCAAAGGGCCAGA